ATCTCAAGCTGCGCGTCCAGCAAAGGAATGATCAACCTGCCGTCCTCATGCTGCCTGAGACCGTGGCTGAGCACCTGCTTTCGCTCAAGATATGGGTGCTTCTCGCATGGGGTTGACTTCTCCCAAATGCTCTGAGCGATCTTCGCCGCCTTGGTTTGCTTGTTCGCCAGCTCGACCTTTGCCTCCTCCTGCAGCCGCTTGATCTCTTCTTTCTGGTCTTCGGTCATCTCGTAACGAGCGCCGTTGTTGGGCCGCCACTGAGCCGTTGGATTGACGTGGTCCAGCCGGTAATCACCGCATCTTCCGTATGGCACACTCTGGTTTAACCATAGCTGATACCAGCCTGTTAGCTTTCGCTTCCCTTCAACCTCCATGTATGCGCGACCGACTGAGCCGTCGCTCACCAACCCCTTTTTTGGGTCAATCGTCATGCCGTTACTGAGAAGAAAGTTTTCAAATTCTGTGCGAGCATCAGCCGTGAACGGCGTACTCTGGTTTTTGGAGGGTCGGGATACGTTTATTGCCATGGGTCTTTTTCCGCTTGCTTTTCATTGATAGCTGTGTACCATAGTGCAAACATTTGGACAACACAAGGGAAAGCAACATGGTGATGATAGCAAGTAGTAGTGGTGGTGGTGAATTCGAGGCTGTACCAATCGGTACGCATCGAGCAATTTGTTACAAGCTGGCGGACGCAGGTACTCGGGAAGAAAAGTTTAAAGATGAGGATGCCAAGAAACGGCACACCATTTTCATCTTCTTTGAATTGCCAGAACTTCGCACATCGAAGGATCAGCCGTTCAGCATCTTCAAACAGTATACGTTGTCGTTGAACGAGAACTCTGCGCTGCACAAAGATTTAAAGTCATGGCGAGGCAAGTCCTTTACTGAGGCAGAGCTGAAGTCGTTTGACATGGCTAACATCCTCGGCGTGAATTGCGACCTTGAGGTTGAGCACACTGCTGGTGGGCGAGCCAAGATTACCTCAATCTTTAAACCAGATGGCGGCGCGAAGAAAGGCGCGACGGTAAACGATCAGGTTATGTTCGATCTTGAGGATTACTGCAAAGAGTTTTCTAACGACTCCTGTGAAGAAAGCAAAGCGGCCTGTGACATTTTTGCAGACCTGCCTGCGTTTTTGAGCGAGATGATTGACGGAAGTTTTGAGATCGCCGCCGCTTACTCGAAGGGTCGAAAGGCTGAGGCGGGTGAGAGCAAAGGCGGTTTGGCTGCGATGGCGAAGGATCGCAAAACCGTTCCTGTCGCGGATTTCGAAGACGACGACATCCCGTTTTAAATGGACGCTCGCAGAATGCTTGCCCGGCTTGAAAGGGCTTTAACCGAGCAGAAGGTATCGGTGACTGAATTTTTGTATCAGCACAGTTTGGCACCGTCCACTTTCTATAAAATTAAAAAAGACAAACAGTGTACGCCAAAGCAGAACAAGCTTTACCTGAGCGCTTTAAAAAAGTTTGAACCAAGTCTGTCTGAAACCATCACCGTGACGGTCGAAGATGTCGTCAACTCACCGAGCCATTACAAGGTCGGTGGGGTTGAGTGCATCGACGTGATGGTTCAGCTTTACGGTTTGAAGCGGGTTGAGGAATACGCTGAGATCGCAGCATTTAAATACGCATGGCGTGAGGGGAGGAAGGGTGATAGCAAGACTGATAAAAGAAAAAAAATATGGTACACACGTTTTGCGATGGGCGACGATCCTCGCGGGTCTTCTGATGTTTAAGGAGATGAGTCTTTCACGCTTCACCGGCTGGGCCGTTGTCACCGCTTTTTGCGGTGGCATCGTGCTCGGCGTAATGATGTTTTGAGGAGAGTGTATGCCAGATTTTAAACCGGGGATCTATGAGGATCTCGATTACCCAGCGTATGCGGCAATCACGGTTGATGGTCAGAGAGCGTGGCGGTCGCATGACCTCACCTCCTTGATCAAGTGTCCTTACACTTGGAAGAACGCCAAACCGTTTAACGAATCACCAGCCCTGCTTGAGGGCCGTGTTCAGCACACGGTTTTTTTGGAGCATCACAAATTCGATGATGAGTTTGCGATAGAACCAGAGCACATCAATCGACGCACAAAGATTGGCAAAGAGGAATACGAGGACTGGGCGTCTGGACTGAACGGGCGCACACCTTGCAAGCAAGCCCTCTATGATATCTGCATGGAGCGGCGTGAAGTCTTGGCGGACTTTATCCCGAAACCAGAGCACAAGGTTGAGCTGACTTTGGTTTTTGAATTTTGCGGCCAACCCTGCAAAGGCAAGCTCGATTGGTATACAGGGACCGACATTTGGGACTTGAAGACCTGCCGCGACGCTTCACCGCGTGGCTTTAAAAACGCCGTGAACTCGTTCAGGTATTACCAGCAGGCTGCGTTTTATATGGCTGCTGCTGAGTACCTTGATATACCCTGCGACAAGTTTTATTTCTTGGCGCAAGAGAAGGCGCACCCTTATCCGTTTGGCGTTTACACACTGACCGAAGAGGCTGTGCAGTACGGTCATGCCAAGAACCAGCAAGCGCTTGAGATTGGCTTGAGGTGTGAGCAAACCGGAGATTACCGGCCATTCGATCACGGTTTAGTCACGGAGTTTAATCTCAGTGATCTTTGGTAAAGACTTGGAGCGGGAGCAGAAATGGGCGGACGATAAAAAGTATTACGCCGCCCGATCTGCTTGGAAGCGCAGGCATCAGTTGGTCGAGGGCAAAGGCTACACTTGGGGTCAGTGGTTTCAGCGCATGTTTGGTGAGAAGTTAACTGACTATGCCGCTCGCAAAGCCAAAGAAAAATCAGAAGCCCTTTAGCTCCTCGCTTGCCAGCCTGCCGGTTTCCCGGTTGAACTTCATCGCAAGGTAGTCGTGTATTCGGCTCAGCTCGTAGGCTCGAAGATCCTCGTCTGTCTCATCAACGATGCGGTCAAGCATCTTGAGAACTCGAATGGTGGGGATGTTTGATTCTCTGTCCATGTCGTTATCCTAAGTCAAATTGCAGGCAAAAAAAAGCGGCCTAAGCCGCTTCTTTTAATTTTCTCGGCGTTTCAGTTCCATGAAACAGTAATTGATTTCGTCCTGATATTGTCCTGACTTGATGTTGTCAGGCAATGCCTGAATCGCGGATCGACAATCATCGATGACGTACCGAAGCGATTCAATGGACCGGGTTTTGCACAGCTTTATGTAATCGCTGTGCCAGTTGCCGTTAGAGCTGATCATCACGCCGCCTCCTCATCTTCTGCGTAGTGCGCCACTGCCTTCGAGGGGCGCTTGTAAAATCCAAACTTTGGATCATCTTTGCTTGGCTCAAGCGTTGCGGTAAACTCAACAACGTCGCCTTTGCTGACGCGACTAATTGAGCTAGGGACTGTGCCGAACACTTTAAATCCAGAGTCGTCCTTTACCAGCATTTTTTGAACAAGCGTGTTGTAGTCATATCCATAGACGGTCTTGGTCATCAAGACCTTGCCTTTGACTGCGACTCGACCAGTCGGAACGGGTGCTGCGATCTCGGCTTCTGCCGCCCACTTAGCCTCTAACTCGGCCTTTCTTGCATCACGCTCTGCGTTACGCTTTGCCGCCGCTGCTACTCGCTTCGCCTCCTTGGCTTCGCGCTTCTCAGCAGACTTGGCTCGCGCCTTTGCTCGCACCTCGGGGGAAGTGCTGTAAACAGCCACACCACTTCCTTGGCACTTGAAACAAACACCGTTCATGTAGTAAGCAAAAGAAAGAATGAAACCGTTGCCTGTTGAGCACTTCGGGCAATCTTCAGTATATTTAGCCATCTTGTTTCTCCTTAATTAATTTTTTAACCTCAACCTCAAGACCAAGATTAGCAGCTACCGTGTCGATGTACAACACTTTGCAACAATTAATTTAGGTACGTTTTGTGCCCAAATTATTGTCGATGATCGTCTTAACGGTTCGCCAAGTGGTGCTGGAGCAAAGGCCAATCCGTCGGATAGACCAACCTCTGCAGTAACGCTCGACGATGTACTGCTCAAGCTCAGCTCTGGTGTTGAACCGGCCAGTGGTTAAGGGCCTGCCCCTCCTGACAGGCTTGGTGAATGGCGCGTGAATCATGACCGCTCCTCGCTCCATGCTTGTAAAATTTTTGCAAGCTCTGCTCGAAAGCTTGGCATAACCTGACGGATAATTTCATGGTGCCTGTAACTCTCGCCGT